TGGCAAAGAATCCACCAAAGAAACTGCTTAATATGCTGCCAAAGAATCCACCACCGCCACCACCGGCACCACCGCCGGCTAGGCCAAATATACTCATTAATAATTTATTAGCAGCAGCACGAGTGGCTTCAGCAATAAGACTATTGAATAAACCCTTGAAACTTAATTTACCAGTCTGAACAAACCGAACCATGCTGTCTTCAAAGCCACGAGTCAGTGTGTTAAAAATATTAGCACCCTGTTCAGCACTGGTCTGTAAATTATTACGCCAAGTATCAAAAGCATTACGCCAACCCACTATATAACTATCCTGTTCGGTTCTACTTGCGGCTGCTCGTTGTTCAATATATGCCCTACTGCGATCTATTTCAGCATTGACACGCTGCTCTTGTTGTAGTCTTGCTTCAGCAGTGAGATCAGGTATATTGGCAATTTGCTCCAGTAGGTCTTTACGCTTGAGTTCTAGGTCATATATTTCTTTTATTACAGCCTGATCCTCACCACGCATGTTGCGTATGGCTCTTTCCAGTTCAGCCTGTGTTTCTTTTAATTGATTCTGTTTAATTAGGTCATTGCTAATAGCAATAGCACTATTCTGTGCTTCAATCTGACGACCCAGTTGCTCGCTGATTAATCTGTTATATTCTTCCTGATCTTCTATTAGTTGCTGTGTGGCTTCTCTTTCCTTTTCACGCAGGAATTTAGCACGCTCCAGTGCTTCTGTGGCTGCCCTAATCTGTTCGGGCTGCGTGTTTAATAATTTACTAATGTCTTCTAAGTGTCTGTTTAAAAATGTTAATTCAATATTGGCTTTGGCATATTCTTCAGGCTGTTTGCTGGCATCTAGTCCCACTAACCTTGCTTTAGTTAGTTCAATTTGATTTTTTACACTTCTAACTGCTTCATATAATCTATCTTCTTCAGCGACCTGTGCTCTAATACCTGCGGCGGCTTGGTCATTTACTCTGAGTAAATCTTGTTCTAAAGCCAATTGGTCTAATGTAGTTCCAAATCTATCCTTTATAGCCTGTAAATTTTGTGCCATTTGAACACGCTGTAACGCCGTGAATGATCTTATAGCACGATCCAATTGGTCGTTGGTTGCTGCTATGCTCTGTGTAATTTTAGTTTGACTGGCTGCTATAACTTTATTATGGTCTGCCATGGCCTGTAATTCAGCATTGGCTTGTTTTGTATATTCATCTAGTTCTCTAGCATCTTTGGCTTTATTACCCAGCCATATTAAAGGATCGCCTAGGCCAAAAATATTTTTAATATCTAGACCTATGGCTTTTAGAGCACTGCCTATTAAGTCTGTGGGTAGATTTAATAACTTACCAAACGCTATAGTTACTTCTTCTAAAGCAATTGCTATGGCCCTCACACCTTGTTCAATATATGTTGTGCCAAAGAACGCTCGTTCTAATGCACTGGCACCTTCTACAACTCCATATATGATGGCCGTTAATGCTGTAAATCTTGTAGCCAAACGAGCAATTGCGGCGACTACGCCTAAAAGATTACTGCCGATACTGCCTATATTTTTATTAAATGTATTAGTAACGCCGATGAGGCCACCGAATGCTATTACAGCATTTGCCGCGGCTCTTTCTAGACCTTTAATTATTAATACACCATTGCCTATTAGATTTAGGTTTTTTACAAGGCTGCCTATTACACCAACACCGGCACCTATGCTACCAAATAGCCTACTAAAGCCGCCGTTTAAAGCGGGTAAGACTCTGGTTACTAGTAAAAAGGCAGCCGCCAGGCTAGCCACAGCCTTAATCATATCAAATATAATGTTTATTTGTGTGGTGCCAATATTGTTTATAGCATCGCTTAGATTATTAATTGCTTCAGTTAGGCCACCGGTAGCACCCATTTGACCTGTTCTATCTATGAGATTTTTAACACTATCACCTAGATTGCTCATGGCCTGATTTAATGTGCCTATACGAGCAGCACTGGCTCCACCAAATGTCTTTTGTAATTCTGTTTCTAACGTTGCTAGGATCTTTTGAGCACCTTGAGCACTTTGTCCAAATTTGGCTACTTCCAGTCTGCTTAAGTTTAAACTTTTAGCAAGAATTTGGTATACTGGAATGCCTCTATCCGCTAGTCTGTTTAGGTCTTCTAGGCCTAGACCACCAGCAGTAGTTCTAGCATATAAGTCCGTTATAGCCTGTAGTGCTCCCACGCTGTCTGCTGCCACACTGCTGACATCAGCAAACAATCTTAATTTATCCGTAGTAGGATTAATACCTGCTGTTAACAATTTGGTATAGACTGAGGTTAGTTCTTCTACACCAAATGCTGTTTGTGTAGCCAAGTTTTTAATATTATCAAAAGCAGCGGCACCAGCATTGGCATCCTTATACAATATACCTAAGGTAGTTCTTAAATTTTCAAAATCTCCTGCTACCTTAACAATTTGTTGAGCACTAAAGGCTACGCCAAATATACCTGCTAGATTCCGCATACTACCGCCCAGGGCAGTGATGTCAGTCTGTATGGCCGATAAGTTTCGCTGTGCGTTTCTGGTGTCTATGTCTACGACATATCTTAAGTCTGCCATCTACCTCTCCTAATAATTTGTCTTGTGCGTCGCTCAATGAATTTTTCTGTGGGCTTAGTCATGCCATCTGGGCTTTGACGACTATAACCATCATCAAGGCGTTCAGCATAGGGATAATTTGCTATAATTTCACTGCCTGCTAATCTAGTCTTACTGCGAGCATTACCACTACGACGAGGAGTATTCTTATAGAATACATCAAAGGCATCCGCAGCCAATTTACGCAATTGTTGGTCAATGCGTTGTAGGCTGGGTGTTATTCTATCTGTTTCCGGTCTTATTGACATTTCTCACCGCCTTTATCATATCTAGCATTCGTTCCTGACTTAATTTAGGCACCGGTGCCCTACCAGTAGTGGCTATTTGTTGTCTATAGTTTTCGTAACTAATGCCGGCGTTCATAACATATAAATCAAATGTTGTAGCCCTACGTAGACCTTCTGTGGGAGTTATACCATAACGCTGACTTAACTGATCCAGCATATATATCAGTGTGATATCTGTGCCTGCGGGATCAGGGGTGTCAGCAATTACTTTCCCAGCGTTTCTACCACCTTATTAATTACTCGGGTCAGTACTGGTGTGGGTAGAGTTTCATCCTCGGTTAATACAGGAGCACCTGATTCGTCAAGCACCATTTCATTTACTACTCGCACTAGACTACCAAAATCTTCTGCTCGCATATTGGCCATGTTGATAAACTTTTCCAAAGGTTGTCTATCCCAGATCCAAAATTCTACGGCTTCACCGTATTCCTTAATGGTATCTTCGTCATCTAGGCTTATTTTTACTAATTGTGGCCTTGCGGCTAGTTCTTTAAGTTTCATCGCATATCCTCATATCGTTGTTTAAGATGATTTATAGCGGCTAGTATAAACTTTAATCTTACATCAGCCTGATTCAAATCACCTTTAGCGCAGCGTAATTCGTTGGCTGCTTTGGCAGTTTCCGCTAATATGCTACGGTAAATCTCATCTTCAGTCTTGTCATCAAATATCATACTTGCCTCAAATCATATCAAGTATTTAGCCACGGAAAAGGGCAGTTTCCTGCCCCTTACTGATTAATTATATAATTAATCTGCTGTCTGAACTAGGAACTCACCATCTACGGTAATAGTAACGGGTGTAACCCAAACTGGGGCATCCGCACTAAGCGTAGGGGCAAGACCGGTTATATAACCTAGTCCTAAAACCCAGCGGTCGCTGCTAGAATTCTCACGCATCTTTAATGCGAAAGCAATTTTAGTTTTATTACGACTTAGACCTAGTAGGCCCTGTTCTGCTGTGGTGCCTGTGCTAGCAGCATTTATTACCGTGCCAAAAAATGTAGCATCATCAACAACAATATTTAAATCAATACTATTAGTTGAAGTTGTAGCAACTTGTTTTTTAGCAGTAGCATCAAGTTGGCTCCAAGTGAATACATCGTTAGCATTATTAATGGTAACATCCTGTAGTGCTGGAACCGTAATGTTGCCGGCACTGAGGCTAATTGCTGTTGGAGGATCACCTGTTACCGTTGCTGAACTAGCTTTGTCCAAGCGTAATACTACTTGGTCACTGGTTCCTGGTGTTGGATTAATATAAGCCATCGCTTACTCCTTATGTTGAAATAGTATAGAATCTGTATTCAAACTCATATATTAACTTGTCGTCCTCTATATTTGTTATATAATCAAATTCTCGTCTATGTGCTGTGGTTATGGTAGTGACATCCTTGGCACTAGCCATTGTGGTCAATGCTGTGTCTAAATCAGCGTTTCTATTTTTAGCATCTACACAGAGATAAGCCCTAACCGTTGTAATCTTCTGATTAATATGGTGATTGGCGTCCAATGTGCCATATAATCTATCCATTTCGGTATTGGGTTCATCTAGATAAACTCTACGCATGTTCTTGAGATATAGTGCTGAATTACCTTCCTCAAATGGTAATTCACTACTAGTTTTTATCGTGCCCGTTAAATTGGCAGTCAAATAGGCTAATAGTTGCGTTCTCATCTCACTCTCACTAGTAATTGTTTATTAGGTGATTTTTCTGCGGTCTCTATGGTGCCGTCAGCATCAAAATCATACCAGTCACCGCTTTCAATAACTTCTGTAAACAACTTATTGTATTGATCCCTATAATGATTAATCTTTTGAACTTCGGCACTTTCGGGATTACCAAAATCTGCCACATAAGGTAGAATATATTCGTGAAATGCGAAGTAGATATTCAGATCCTTAAATTCAGTTTCTCTAGATTTTATATTACTGGGATTGACACTGGGCAGCAGTCTCAGGTCTCTTTGTAAGGCACTGTCTTGTCCAAACGCATAACCACGCCACCAGTCTGTGTTGCGTATCTGTGTAAGGATGCGTGCTGCTGCCAGTTTTAAGAAGTCATCTATCTTAGTCTGTGTAAGATTTTCATTGGCTTCAAATAGGCGTTGATCACGCTGGACCAGGTCATCATAAGTAGCAAAACTTATAAATGTCTGATATGAAAAATAAAATGCCATCGTGATCTCCTTTATGCTGATTATTCAATGCTTGAATCAAATACCATCTTGACACCAGCGCCGTTATATAGAACGCCTTGAGCATATACAGCAGAACCAGTTAGACTGAATCCGCGTAGTTGTGCTTCACGCTGGCTTTCAATTGTGATATCCTTCATCATAGCGAGACCTAGAGCATCGCGATGAATTAACGCACAGGCATAATCGCCTGTTGTGCCACCACTATCGCCTGTAAGACCTACTAGGCTGCTTTCATAAACAGGAATACCTGCTAGCATACCAATATAGCCATTTTCTAAAGCACTATTACCTACAGCACTGGCTGGTGCGGCAAATGTGCTAGTAATTGTGCTCTTTACATCATAGGCAACATTGGGGTGCAAAATAAATGCACAATCCATGGCAGTGTCGTAGCCCTGAGCACGCAGTTTTGCTGCTGCTTGGAATAGTAATGCTGCTGTTGCTGTGGTGCTGACACCACCAACACTGCTGACACCACCTAAGCTGTCAAAGCGTGCCATAATGTCTGCGTCAACCTTTCTGGCAATTGCTTCGCCAAACAGACGACCGATATCTGCGATCACATTGCTGCTAGCGCCAACTAAAGCGATGTCACTGATGATGGTTGTTAGACCAACTTCACTGACAGTCAGTGTTACACCATCTGTGGTAACTTCTGTGTTTGAAGGTGCTACACCCTCGTTTAATGAGGTAGCAGTAACTCGTGGATAACGAGGAACTACAATACTTTTACCCTGTCCAGGTGGGATTGTATAATTGCGAACTAGGTTACGCATAAGGCTGCGTTCGCTAGCGACGAATAATGCCTCTGCGACAATCTGTGGCATGAGATCATTAAGCGTGGTTGATGTGGTTTCATTAGCCATTGCTAATCTCCTTTATTTTATACCGTTAACTCGCCGCCATTCTTTGTAGGCGGCACGGTCTTCAGGATTACTCATATTCAATTTGGTGATATCTAATGCTCCTGCGCCGCCTCGGCTAACGTTGCTGGTGGCTGCGGTAGTGCCTGGTGTAGCACTTACAAAATGAGGGTTGGCCCTTAAAAAATCTTGCACAAGGAGGTCTACATTGTAGGGTTTTCCATTGTCGGCATATTTTACTTGACCCGTGCTGTCTAAGACTTCAACTTCACCATCCCCGTTTAATCGCACATTGCTGCGAACAAGTGCTTTAACTTGTTCGGCATTTACAGCACGATATCGGCTGGCTGCTTCAAGTATTGGGGTTTCCACTCGGTATTGCTCTATTAGACGATCACGCTTTTGAATTTCTAAATCCTTTTTTGTCACTACATCTTGTAGGACTTTGTCAAAATTACCTTTACGCAATTCATAATCTTCTTGGTTTTTCCTATGCTTAGTGACTATTTCTCTAAGCTCGTCAGGATCTCCCAAGTCTTCATACCGGCTAGTTAATTTCTTTTCTAACTGACTTCTTGTTTTAGCCAGTATAGCGTTAACTTCAGCCTGCGTAAAAGTTTTTTCTTGTGCCTGAGATTGATTGTTGGAAGCCTCAGTTGCTTCATCCGCCGATGTATTTTCAAGACTCATCGTATGTCACACCTCATAAAGAGTAGATTGTAAAATCTTATTACAGTTTATTATTTATTATATTCATCCTCGTGGATATAACCCTGTGACATTAATGCCACATGTTCTTCCTGTGTATTAGCCACTACGGCATCTCCAGTACCGGGATCAATCATGACATGCCGTTGCCATACACCATATTCACTGACATCTTCTACGCCTGAATCTATTTCATATGCTTCATCTTCAGGTGTTTCTAAATCTAATGCACTCATGATTTCTATTTCTAGCAATTGCTGCTTGTTGGGATCTACAACGTTGGCACGTGCCTTAATTAGTTGATCTAGATCTCTATCTGTATCTCTAATAGCAAAACTATCTGGATATTTGACGGTGCCTGTAAATGCTTGGCCAAGATATATACCAACCCAACGCCATATTTGTTCTTCACATAGTTCTAGATTATCAGCCAGTGTGCTTAATCTAGCATTTAATAATTGAAATTCTATTTCTTTACTAATGCCACTCATTTCTGTGGCTTCTGTGGCACGCACTGATCCCACATTGGCCATGCTGTCAATCATCTTTTGACGATGCTCAATGCTGAGATATATTTTGTCTACATGTGCTCCTGTAAAATCTAGCACATAGGGTTTTAAGTTGGGATCTAAGTTTTCTGGCATGCGTATAATAGCGCCAGCACCTACACCCAGCTGTGTTTCCGCAGTGGCTACCAAACTGGGATGACTGTCCAAGCGAATACTTTGTTCTACTTCACTTAATTCATTATAGATAGCACGTTGTTGATCCGCTATGTCATCTATTACACTGCTGCCAATGCCACGCACTGGACTGCGATCCGCATAGCATAACACAAAAGGTATGCGACCCAGTGCGTTGGGTTCATCTATAAAATCAATTGCTTTACGATTTTGTGTATTAACTCGCGTAGTGCGAATAACATCGCGACGCCATTCTTTGACAGCAATTTCCGTGTCATTGATTTCTTCTACATACTTTAACATTGCAAGTTCATATTGTCCGCTGGTTGTTCGTTCCCATTGCCAGTCTGTGACTACTAGTGGACTATATACAGCAAGATAGGGTCTAACCTGTTGTTGTAATTCATCAGCACGGGTAGCAGCATTGGTATTGGGTTTAACTACACCTACCCAACAATGACCAAACACTTGGCTCCATATTGCGACTTCACGCATGAAATGATCCATGGTGCGGCCATCTAGGTCAGCGTCCTCCAGCATGGCTTCAACTTCAGGAATCTCTTCAAACTCATTTAGTTCACGTTCGGGACTGGTTCTAAACAAGAAACTTATATAAAGACTGATGATACTTTTACATTGATTATCCAATGGCGTGATATCTAGTCGCTTTTGATATTCACCATCTGCTTCATTGGCATACTTTATAAGATAGCCACCCTGCTTGTATGCTTGGCCACCCATGTAGCTGTTTAGTAAGAATTCATAACGATCTTTATGACGGCTATAAAGATAGTTTTCACTCATAGCACGATTATAAGCATCTTGTAGTAGTTGATTCATATGGGTATCCAGTTAGTAATAATTATTTATGCCAATTAGGCCGCTAGCCTATGTCCAAATCTTTCGGGCACAGTGTCGGGCTGGGGTTTTGTTATTGGGAATAAGAATTCTATGGCATATGTAAGTGCATCAAATGCGTGGTCATATACGCCCTTGTCAGGCACTTGGCTGTCCTGTTTATAGCTATAATTCAACAAACTTTTTACAGTATGTTTACACTGGGGATCAATATAAAATCTTGTAGTGCCATCATCTCTACAGTAAAATAAACTATTGGCAGCATTAATGCGATCCTTTACCTGTGGATGTTGTCTGTGATATCTAACAGTAAAGCCAGCCATTTCCAACAACTTAATGTCTGTGTTTCCGTTAGCACTTGTTTTACGCTGCACGCCGGCGGGATCGGGAAATACTGTAATGGGATTTCTGGGATATCTTGTTTTAATTTCATCTATCATCTCCGTTGTCGTGCTGGTGTTTAACACAATTTCATCTATTTGATGTAAACCTTGTGGTGTTCTTAATAACACTGCGGCTGACATGGGCGTGGTATTAAAATCCATGCCTATAATTAAAGGCGTGTGTGGTTGTATATCTGGCGCGGGACGGTAATTGTGTGATCCAAACGCATAGGCAATGATACCTGCGTATTGTTCAAAACTCGCGAGGTATTCTTGACGAAAGGTTCTTTCATCTAAATCTTGTCGTGCTGCTTCTATTTCTTCTGGTGGAATACGACCACCGTCTATACTGGTATATTGAAATGTCTGCCAGTTTGACAAAGTTTTAGCACGGTCATATAATTCCTTAAACCAGTTATAACCCCGGGGAGTGCCTAAAAATAATGCTGCTCCACCAGTGTCCGACAATGTGGGACGAAGTGTTTCATACCAGGCACTGGGATCTATGTCCGCGGCTTCATCTATTACTAAAAAGTTTAAACCCACACCACGCAAACTATCGTAATTGTCAGCACCTTTAAGTGCTATAATACTGCCATTGACTAACTCCAGCGTGAGTTCATTTTCATTGCTTTTGGCAACCCAGTTTAGGTCTGTAAGTCTGCGTTTTATTTTACGCCAAACTATTTGCTTAGCCTGTTTGTATGTGGGAGCAACCAGCCAGACAAGTTGGTCTGGCCGACTGGCAAATTTAGCCAGTTCTCTTATAGCAATATGGCTTTTTCCAAATCTTCTACCCGCGCAGACTACGCGAAATCTGGCTTTACATTGTGCTATTGTTTTCTGTGCTGTGCTCAGTGCCATCAGTTGATGTCATTGTGTCAATATCAATGTCATCCTTGGCATTGTCAGAGTCATCGTCGGTAAATGGCAATGGTTCCTTACCTGCCTGAAGTGGTGTTTCATTTTGTCCCAGTATATTACGACCCAGCCATATCAGCATCGTGGGATTGCCTTCAAATGCCACACGCAGTTGTGCTTGTCTCAGTCTCTGCTTTAATTCACTACGCCCTTTTATCAAATAATCTGTGAAGTTGTAGCGTAGTGTGCTGTCTGTTATGCCAAAGTGTTCGGCAATTTCTCTATCTGTGGATCCTATTTTAGCCATGAGTTCTACTTCATCGGGTGGCACTGGTGTTTGATTGCGACCCACTATCATGGCTATTTTAGTTATTTCTGTGTATTGTGGTCCTGCCTTGCCCTGACTCATCTATTATAATCCTTAAGTAAATGCTGGTATTCGGGATATTGTAAAGCAAATACAAATGCCTGTTCGTCTGTCATAACAGCCTCAAAATACTGATAGTATAAATCAACATTTGTGTAAAAACTGCTGACATTATGGAATCCCCGTAGTGCCTGTCTTAGATCACTGGCACAGACATAGGGCAGTTCATAGTCCAGTGGCACACTTATTCGTTTCACGCTATAGTCTCCCTGGCTAATATTATGTCGTTGTATTTTAGTTCAAATCTCATGGCATTATAAGGTGTCATATCACATGCGATTACGGCGCCGCCACGACGTGTGCTACAACGTAGTACGTCATATTGACCCTGTATGAGATCTACATTGTTCCAGTCATGTGCTAGAACATAGTATCTAATGATCCGGGTGCTGTCTAATATATTATTCATTGTCTTTACTGGCAAAATTACCTTGATGTCTGCGATCTTCCTCTAGTGTCATGTGATTTATATTTACGCAGTTCTTATTACCGCATACGTGTCTTACTTGTAAGTTATCTAATGGCTCTTCGTGATAAGTCATCCAGATTAGGCGTCGTGCCTGTGTCATTTGTCTATTATCATTTTTCCAAGCACCCATGAGTGGTCCATATGGGCCTGTAGCACCACTCCAGGTCCAACAGCCGTCTTCAGGTCCCTGTTGTATTTTGCTTTCTAGTAAGTCTTTACTCCAACTCCAATCACCTGATGTATGAGTTATACGTCTAGTTCGTGGTCTGTGTTTAAATCTTGGAGTCGCCATTTTAAGACGTCTTTTAGGTTTAGTTGGGGTTTCTGTCTCGTTCATATGAGTATTTATGCCTCAGAAATACAGGATTAGTGTCAGTATTAGTTGAGATCCCTCGGGATCTAAAACTCGTCAATCACTCACTACCGCTCGTTCATTGACTTCGTTTTTTTTTATCTAAAACTGAAATTATATGAATGAAGCAAAACAATATGTATTTTGAAATACAACCGGTAGCAGAGTCGTGGTGATGGCTAATGTAGTTATAGATTAAAAAAAATCTATCTACTATTAGCCAGCACCTTATCTCTACTAACAGCAAATCCATATTGGTTTGCGTCATCGTGTAAGGTGACCTTATACTTAACAACCTTTCGGTGGGAGACGCTTGACTATGTAACTCCCCCGGGGTGATGACGCCCGGTGTCCTGGCATGCCATTGTTGTCGTAAGTAGAGCACCTTTAGAGTGCTACGAGTATGGGAACTTACGCAATGCTCGGCCCTTTAGCCACAATATCATGACCGAGATTTTTCCGTTATTTGGTTATGGTGTGGTCTCCACCCTGCCTAAATATATGCCTAAATGCTTGCCTGTATTGCCTGTTTATATGCCTGGTACTGCTCGCGTCCGTCTCTTACGCTTATACGCTTGAGTTGTCTATTATATAGTCTTTGGGCTCTAATAACTGCCAGCTCTATACGATTGCGATCACGCAGCGTTAGACTACGCCGTCTCATTACTATGCGATTTTCTATATTAGCTATTATGGCTACATCACTGGGAGTGAAATAACTCCATAGATAACTAATTCTGATTTCACGCATTAGCACGATATCGTCGGGACTGGGGTGCTCTAATAGTAGTTGCTCGGTTAGATTATTTTTGAATAACCAATCTTTAACACGATACTCGTGCTCACGCTCTGGTTTAGATTTAGATTTAGATTTAGATTTACGTATGCCCCAGGCTGTGCCCATGGTGCCTTTACGCTGCTCTCGTGCCTTTTGCCAGACGGGGTTTTGAAATCTTTGCCAGGTATTAGTCATATCTTCTCCTCACGTTATTTATTATACACTATCTAAATAAAGTTGTAAAGGTATTTTCTGGTATTCGGCGAAGTTTACCATTATGATATTCATAGCCTGTTTCGGTACGCAGTGCCAGCTTGAAGTTCGCCTGAATACAACTATGTCCTGTAGACCAATCTACCACATCACTCATAACCAAGTGAGTTAAATCGCAGCGTATGAGATCACCATATCTTTTGTTATATCTGCGAAAGGTATTGTATCTGGGATAGCGACCCAGACGGTGCGTTCTATCAAAAATATATTGTGCCTGTCCCACGGTGATATGTTGTGTTCTTTTTATATGGTCATACATGCGTTTAACATTTTCAATACCTTCTGTGTCAACGCCAGCCAGGGCCATTTGCTCAAATCGGTTTCTCGCTGCTTCAATCCAATTTACTACGTATTGTAAGCTGTCCATAATCAGTCTCCTGTATAAGCATATTTATTAAAAATATGATATAAGGGGTTGTTATGCCCAAAATAAACCCGCTTTTTACAGCGGGTTTAATGTGGAGTATTGAACACGGGAACAAGTATTGGAAAATTTATGCGAATATAATATTAGTTGAAAAGCACAGTAATGTGTATTACCGGTGATAGGCCAAAAAAGATTTTATAACTCCACGCATGTATTTATCTTGCTAAGTCAGAATCAGGGTTGTTATGCTGTAATTTTTTACATTTAGTACCATGCCATCTATTGTAATTTGGAACATTGCTTTCCTTACCACAATGTTCGCAAATCATTCTTTGTCGCATAGTTTCCGCACCCTTATTGCGTTCAGGATCTTTCATTATGGCACTATGTTCAGGTCGTGCTATTCCTAACCATTGATTTTTATAACCTCTTTCTTTACGAGTTTTACTAATCTGTTCTCCAAAACCTTGGGGTTTCTTTTTTCCCTTAGTTCTTTCACTAATAATTGGCATTAATTTACCTTTATTAGGATGTTCTTTGCCATACATAGGATTATTTTCAGCCAGCATACGCTGGCTTTGGTCAGGCCTTTTCCTACCCTTTATGGCGGTTGTTTGTTTAATAGAACGATCCGTGCCGGCATAATTGTCAATGTAATTATCTATTAATGACTCAATAGCATCAATATCAAGTTTTTTGTTCATTTTTTATAATATGGTCTTTTACCAGGAAACCAATTTGGTATATGATTGGGATCTTGCCAGGGAAAATCTTTTATAGAATTAAATTCTTCCTGGGTAATATACCTAAATCTATCTGGATCAATGTTATTATATATATAATGCTGTAAACCTCTATATGCATTGCTAATATTTTGTTGTTTCCCCCAAGAACCAGCCGCCATAGCAGATTCAAATGCACCACTAGGTGTCATAACAGGTTTTTTATTATGAGCAATTGCACCAGCATGTGCTTTTCTTTGTTTTTCTATCACTTCCTCAGGAGTAATTTTTCCTTTATTATGTGGAATTCTACCTAAACCAGCAATACCTATATTTTTTCTATGAAGTTCAGTAA